TAGGTATTTAAATATTTTTGCAGTATGGGAAAATTAGAAAAAAATGGAATAGTAGAATTGGACGATATTTTTAGTATCGGTCCGGTTGATGATGTTTATAATAGGGAAGAAGATATTTTGCCTATTAATGGTAATGAACCGGCTAAAAAAGATGAGAAGCCTGTAGAAGAAGGTTCTCAAATTAAAGAAGAGCTGGTTGTTGATCCTACTCCTGATCCTAAAGAGGATAAAAAAGGAGAAGAGAATGTAGTTGATGTTAATCAGGATCAGGTAGAGACCCCGGTTGTCAATTACAGAAAAGTATTGGATGCCCTTTCTTCAAGGGGAATTATTCCCGATTTGAAAGATGTGGTGTTTAGCGGTGAAAACGGCGAAGAGATTACTATCAATGATCTTGATTTTAGTAAAGAAGATTCGTTGTGTGACATACTATCTACAGTCCTTGAAAGCCAGAAAGAGGATATTGTTAAGGATAAGATAGATGTTACCTCTGTTTCTGATATTACTAAGAAGCTTATCCAGGCTGATAAGGCCGGCGCGAATATCGTTGATATTCTTAAGCAATATGATACGAATGTCGCTCCTATAGAAAAGCTTGACATTGAAAACAAAGCAGATCAGATAAAGATCGTTCGCCATTATGTTGATCTTCTTGGGTTGCCTAAAGATGAAGCTGATGAGTTTTTCAAAGGCATTATCAATAAAGGAGAAGAGTATGTTGAAGCAAAGGCTATAAAGTATAAGGCTGAGCTTGATAAGAGAATGGATGATATTATCCAGCAACGTACTAAAGAGGCTGCCGAAAAGAAGGCGAAGGATGCAGAAGATTTTAGAAGGTATAAGAAAGACCTTAAGTCTTCTATCCAGGCAAAGTATCAGCTAAATGACACTATGGTATCTAAAGCTCTTGATTTTGCCCTAAAACCTTCTGAATCGAATCCCGGAATTACCAAAGCATTTAATAGGGTAAGGGAGATGATGATGAATCCGGAAGAAGCGCCAGATTTGATTATGTTTCTTATGAACCCAGGAGAGTTCATAAAACAGAAGTCGAATCAAGCTGTAGTTGATGAGAAAAAGAAAATTTATAAGCTCATCAGCCATACAAATAAAGACAAGAGGGTGGCTCCGGTAGATGATAAAGGTGATCAAGTTCAAGGTGTGAAGTTCGATGAAATCAGTATAGATTAAAAATTAAAACATTTTTTCGTTCATGGCTAATGTACTTTTAACAAAAAATTTCCCGGCCACCATGAATGGTGACACGGTGATTGGATATACCGACGCTAAAGTCGTTAAGCAAAGTATCGTAGAACACGATCTTAGCTCTTTAGAAGATTGGTACTACGAAGATCCGGATAAGAACCATCTGGGTATGCTTGAGTTGTTTTCTAACATTACAAACTATCCTCTGCCTATGTATATGGGTATGATCAAACAGGATGCTACTATTACCGTAAATGGTATCAATGGTTCATTCCGTTATGATCTTCCGGTATCAGAAACGTATGAGGTGGTTACAGTAGAAGACACGTCTTTGAAATATGCAAAACCCGGTATTGATGAAAGCTTCTTCGAAATTGTGTTGAATGCACAATTTAAACAAGGAGATGTTATTACTTACGATGTGATTAACGGTTGCCAGGCTCTTATCTCTACAGAGCGTCCTCCTAAACAAGAAGGTGAAAACTGGAGATACTGGTGTAAGCTGTGGGGTCGTTCTCGTGCTAAATACTTCCCGAAAGACATGCTTCGCGCTGGTATTAAATACTGGAAGGTAACAAACGTTCTTGGTGAGTTCTCTACTCAGTTCTCTGGTGTAGGAGGTGCTTCTAAGGCCGGTTCTATGACTTGTGAATTTACGCTTGGTGGACACCGTGGTGTTGAAGGTGAAACGACTATGTACGCTGGTATTAAGTCTTTGGCTTATGCGGACGAACGTACACAGAATTTCATCGACAAGGCTTACCAGAAAGTTCGTCAGCTTTCTGAAATCAGAGGAGGTGATGCAAGTTATGCTATCATCGGTTCTCGTCTTGGTGACGGAAGCATTGATATGCGTACAGCTCGTGTAGCCAATACAGTGTCTTTGTTCTGTTTGGCTGAATTGGCTAAGATGGAAGCATACGAACTTATGTTCATGCGCGGAGGTAGAGTCAAGGGTCATAATGGTGTTTTGATGAAAAACGAAGGTTTGTACCATCAACTTCGCCGTGGTTTCGTTATCTCATATGCACGTCCGGGCGGTATCAAGCGTGAACACTTCCTGGCTGCTGCCGACTATATTTTCCGTGGTCGTAGCGATATGCCGATTGAAAATCGTGTAATGAAATTCAAGGTAGGTGCTATGGCTTATAAGAACATCGTTGAAATCTTCCGTGATGAGTTCTTCTCTCAATTAGGTGCTTTGGCTCCGCTTATGGGTACAGAACGTATCATCAATAACCCGGTAACAGGATCAAACGATGCTCTTGAATTAGGAACTGTAAAGATCAAGGGTGTTACTATTCCGGGTATTGGTAAGGTTATTGTAGAACACGAACCTTCTTTGGATTACGTTGATATGGTAGATAGAAGCCAGTTGGTAGACGGCATGACTCCTATCACATCATATTCATGTATTATGGAAGACTTGACCGCTCCTGAATATTCCAATGCATTCGCCGGCATCCCTGCTTCAGCCGAAGCTCGTATTGGTAATATCAACAGCAACGTATTCTACGTTAAGCCTGATATCGGTTCTATGTGGTGGGGTTACGAACAAGGTAGATGGTCATCCAGAGTATCGGCTCAAGAAATTGTATCCAGCCATCCTCGTATGTCAGAACAATTCTGGTGCCATTCTGTATCGGCTTGTTGGGTAAAAGATACCAGCCGGTTCGTAACAATTGAATTGTTACCAAGCTCTTTGTAATCATAACTTTTAATATTAACTTGCGGTCGGCTTTAAAACCGGCCGCAAATTTTGTTTCTAACATAGTCTTTTCATATATGAAAAGACGTAGGGTATATAAAAAAATGGGAAAAAAGATTTTTGAAGAAAGCCATGAGTCTAAGAAACTGCTGGCTACCGTAGGAGGAATGAAGATATATTCCGACTCTATTTATGTTATAACAGGTAAGATGGATGAAGAAGCTCCTTCCGGATATCAGGAAAGAGGCATTTCCAAGACTCCTTTCCCTGGGAACAAGACAGTATCTTGTTGTGGATGGGACAAGGATCTTAGGGTGTATGATACAGGTTTCTTTATCAATTCAGCATGTTATAAAGGTTACTCACTTGAAGACAAGAAGAATGAAATGGATATGCGTATTAAGAATATTCGGTATCCGTTTGAAGAAACTGTCAATGAGGACCTGGACCAAAAGAACTTCGATTTCTGGGATTCTTACAGAATTGACTTATATGATGGTCGTTTGTTCTACACTAATGACGTTCGTGATTTATTTGAGCTGTATATAGCTATTTTATCCAAGTCTCTTACTCCTAAAGAGGAAGACGGTAATCCGATGTACGTTGAATCTTATTATTGTGTAGAAGACAAGACTACGGCCGTAGATATCAGGAAACAACGTCAGATTGACAAGGCTGATATTTTATACGAGTTCATGAACAAACTGAAAGGATCCGAGGCTGAAAGGAAAAGCATCTACGATCTGCTTTTGTATCTTGATATCATATATAGCGTAGAGCTTGATCAGAGCATGGTTCAATACATATTCACTAATTGGATTGATGCTAAGAATACGAACGTTGACATGTATAAAGAAGCAAGCTCAAGGTTCTTGTCTGATGATGAATCTTCTGAGGGAATGCAGGTGATCAAATTCCATCGTATGATTAGGGAAATGATCGAGGGACTGGCTGTCACCGTCAACACCGACGGACTGTATCTGAATGGCGAGCTCCTGGGCGCAGACGCCATCTCTGCATCTATGGCTCTTGCTTCCAATAAGTCGATGTTAGAAACCACGTCACGTGTTCTGGAAGCGTATAATGCTTTAAAGAACAAGCATAAAAAAATAGAAGGATCTAAGTCTGACAAGAAGAAAAAGGAAGATGATAAAGGTTTTGATGTTGACCAATATGCTGACAAAAAAGAGAATTTATGAAAATCGTTGATTGTTATCTCCGGGCCTTACAGAAGGCTGAAGAAAACATGACCAACGGTGGTATAAAACTTGACAAGGCACGTTTTGTTCAGCTTTTTAATGACGAACAAAACCGCCTTGTTCGTTATATCCTTGATAAGAAAAACGAAGAGGATATACGTTATATCCAAAAGCTGGTTGTGTATTCAAAAGAACTTGATGAGAGAGAAGATAAAGATAATCCGGAAAGTACTTTGTTTTCATTGCCTTTTGATTTCTTTTCTTTTTCAAACATATCAGGCGTATTTACCAAAGGTGAATGCACGGTCACTGATTTTACCATGTGGGAGGCTAAGAATGAAAACCCGCATGAGCTTCTTGCCGACTTTTTTAACAAACCTGATTTTGATTTCAGGGAAACATTCTATACAATAGGCGAAGATTCGGTAAGGGTGTATAAGTCCGGTTTTGATGTAGATACCGTTTATCTTACGTATTACCGATATCCGAAGGAAGTTGACATCGAAGGATATATTAAATCAGATGGTTCTAATTCAACTGATATAGATCCTGAATTAGATGATAAATTAATTGGTATTATCCTTAACATGATTGAAAAGCAATTTGCTTTGAATGAAAGCGAATACGGACGTTATCAAATAGACTCAAACAACGTCCAATCTCCTTTGTAGCAGAAGAAAGATATATACTAAATTAAGGATTATCAAAAAGCATTAAGAATTAATTAATTCCTAATGCTTTTTGTTGCTTATATGACTATCACTATTTTTGAGACAGATAACAGAATACTAATTTTTAAAATATTATAAGGCTATGGCTATCCATAAACCGTATGACAGACACATTATCTGTCCTCCGCACGCTAAGTTGGCGGACGTAGATTCTTTGTTGCTTCAAGAAGGTCAGATCGCTATCTATGATTTGGATGGTGAGCAGACTAAAGATGGTTTGAAAGCGTTGAAAGACTTGAAAGGATATCGTAAGGACGAACAACGTTTCCAGATCAGAATCGGACGTAATGAGATGGTGAACGACCGTGTATCTGATGATAAATCATTCTCTACACCTACGTTTGCTATCGATGAAATCATAGAAGTGTATGCTTCTGCTCCGAAGAGCAAAGAAATTAAAGTAGATGAGGTTATTTTCGGTTATAACGGAATTGACGACAATACCGCTATTACAGCAAGAAAAGGCGATCGTATCCCTATTCATATTAAGCTGACAGGACGTTTGTTCGAGCTTCGTGGTTATCCGATGGGTGAGGTGAATATCGATGATTACATCATTTTCGAAAACTGTCCTGGTCGTGAGGATATGTGTTCAGAATGTGATCCTTGCGAAGATGTTGATATTTTGGCTGCTATCTTGAAAACAATCGAACGTATCAAGAATCAGCCGATTGCAGGTGGTGGAAAGGTAGGTGATTTTGTAGAAATCCATCCTATCCATTCTTGTGACGAGTTGGAAAAAACTCCGGTGGAAACCGACATGAATTTCTATTGTATGGAAATGTGTGATACCGGTGATGCTTATGCCCTGGCTCAGCTTAAGGCTGCTTATCCTGGTTTGGATATCAAGAGAGTCGGACGTCATCTTTCTACTTCCAAATATCAGGTGATGAAAGAAGGTGGTAAGCCTGCTGATTATACTCAAAAGCTGTCTTCTATAATGAAAGGCTGCGAAGAGTGTCCTGAAGGATATACTAAGGTAGACGGCGGTTTGATTTATGCCGTAACGTTAGAGGATGATGGCGTTGATCAGTCTACTGTAGTAGAAAGCATTAAGAATGCCGTTAGTAGCACTGCCGAGAAAACAGCAGCCCAAGATGGCGGCGTAGGTATGTACACTGTGGCCGTAAGCAAGAAACTGACGAAGGCTGATATCGATGCATTTGTAGAAACTAATCCGACTGCCACAGTAACGTTCGTTGCTAAAACAGCAGATATGTGTAGCAATCCTACTGTTACTACCGTTAGCTGGGAAGCATGTGGTTCTTGTAAGATTTCGAAAGAAGCTTATGAAATCACGTTGCCGGATGATGAATGTGGTAACAGTGCTAAAGAAGAATTGCAGGCAGCATTCCCGTATCTGACAATCGAAGATTACGGTACACCTGGTGGATGTCAACACAAATTCAAAACAACGGTCGTTACTAACATGGTTTGCGACGAATGCGATAAAATTTTCAAAGACTTCTTCGTATCTAAAGCTCCCGAATCTTATCGTGGACGTAACTGGAAACGTTTGGGTGCCGTAGCAGGAGATCAGTCCATTATCGCCGATCCGATTCCTAAGAACTGCAAATGCGGTATCTTGTTCCGTGGTATTGACTACATGATTTCTCCGTCCGACTGTTTGATTGACCGTCTGACATTCCAAGAAGGATCTGTTCGTATTGCTGTAAATGGCGGTTATCCGGATGAACAGCGCGAGGCTATCAGCACGTACTTCAACCCGATCCATACCGAATACAAACAGCACTGGGCTCCGCGTACTCACCTCGGCGCTGAATTGCTGGATAAAGAACGCGAACAACGTATGTTCTTCGACTTCCGTAAGACTCACCAAGAACTTATGGAACGGATGTTTACCAACGAAGAAACCCGCTTAGACCTGTTGGCTCCGTATGCTGATTATTCAGTAACGTTGAAGCCGGCACGTTACTCTAACGGCTTCGGTAGGGTAATTGATGATCATATTACAGTACACTTCCATGTACCGTATGGCGCTCACGAAGGTATTCAAGACCTTATGGACTTGTTAGCTGCTTCGGCAAATATCAAGCCCTGCAAGATTTGATTTTCCTTTTTTCTATATATCCCAAGGGGGAGGAGGCTGGTCCTCCACCCCCTTTTTTGTAATAAAACAATTTGAAATAAGTTAGTTTCATATGAACGGCGTGGATTCTTTAGTCGGTGCCTTAGGTAGGGGCATTGATAAAATAACCAACATAGTTGGAAAATGGGGTTCCTCCCAACCGGTAGATGACAGCAAATCCGGTATAAAAATAGGGGACAAAATCTACCAAGTGGTTGTGTCCTTAAATGGCTGTTATTGGTATCTTGACGAAGAAGGTAAGAAGCATCCTGTTTCTGGTATTCCGGCCACAACCGAATGGGAGTGGATTAACATAGCTGAGAAAGTTATCAAAGATTTCAAAACCTGTTACCGTACACCTGGTGGAAAGGTCGAAGTATGGAGTTGGTATCTTCTTAACGATCAGATGGATGTTCTTAAAGAAACCCATAGAATTACCGACAGTACCGACATGGATAATCCGGTAGGTAAGGTTCTTGCTAAAATACCGGACGAGTGGGTTATGATCGACTGTGATCTTCCTGATATGACAGAACGCGACATTACGTTCGTCAACAGATGTTATAAAACTCCGGATGGTAAGGTTGAAATAGAAGGATTAGAAGCCATAGATGATAAGATAAATATCAGGGAATCTATTTATACCGTTATTCAATCGACGGACGATAATTTCCCTGCCGGCCATGTTTTCAGGCTAATTCCGGAAAATTGGGTTAGAATGGTTTGTGACTTTCCTGACATGACAGAGCGAGACGTAACTTACGTTCTTGAATGTTACACTACTAAAAAAGGAAAAGTGCAAGTAGAAGGTTTGGTAGCCATAGATAATATTCTTGGGACCAGGGAAGAGGTTTATACCGTCCTTCAGTCTACTGATCCTGATATTAAGGTAGGGGCCGTGCTGGATTCCATTCCCGAAGATTGGGTGAGGATGGTATGTGATTTTCCTGACATGACGGACCGGGAAATTGTTGAAGTAGACGAATGCTACAAGACGGATGGTGGTAAGGTCAATATAAAAGGTTATCAAGCTATTGATGCCGTTCTTGGTGTAAGGGAACAGTATTATTATATTGTTAAGACAACAGATGATGCTTATCCTCAGTGGACGAGAATAGATAAGATACCTAACGAATGGACGAAAACTGAATGCGACTTCCCTGATCTTACGGAAAGACATATTATGTCCGTAGATGAATGTTATACTACTCCTGGTGGTAAAATACATCTTGGTGGATACAGGTCGGTAGATAGCATAATAGGAGTCCGGGATGAGTATCTTATTGTCTTAGAAACGACCGACCCTGATATACAAAGAGGCGCCACATTCAGCAAAATACAAGAAGGATGGCAGCGTATTGTTTGTGATTTCCCCGATGCTACCACATCCGACACTGAAATAGTAGAAAACTGTTATAAGACGGAAAAAGGCAAGGTTCAGATCCGAACATACATAACAATGGACGGATACGGAAATACAAGGGAATTGAGACATATGGTTCTTAAAACAACCGATCCTGATTACAATATCGGATCTAATATTGATCAGATACCGGTAGGTTGGTTAAGTATCGAGTGTGATTTTGCGTCTGCTACACAACGTCATATAAGACAGGTAAAAAACTGCTACGCCTCTGATGCCGGAAGCATTTACGTTGAGGGGGAAATCGTTTACGACAATGACCTTGACGTAGATAAGATGGCGCTGACGGTCATGGAAAGCACTGACCCGGCGATCGCCGTAGGGACGGAGCTGGCTGCCATTCCCTCTGGCTACGTGAGAACAGTTTGTAGATGTAATTGTTGCAACCACTAAATCTTATTGTCATGAGCTGTAACGAATATTTTTTAGTAACACTGGAGTCTAAATCGACTCCAGTTCGTCATAAATACACGAATTTAACAGACGAATGGTATGACCCTGATGGTGTTAAGTACGAAGATCCTGATACGATAGCCAAAATCGAAGAACAAGCTACAGATAAGAATCGTATAGGGGATAACACTTTATATCAGAAACTTATTGAAATACATTCTCAAGGAGAGTCAATAAAATCGGACATCGGAGATATAGGTTCGGTATTGGATTACATAAACGGGGAGGAAGTGTGATGGGAACCATATCAGATAAGTTAATGAGGATTATAAATACCAAAGAGGATATAAGGCAAGCCCTTATATCCAAAGGGTATGATGTACCTACTTCCATACCTTTTAAAGAGTATGCGAAAATGATATTAGACCTGCCATGTAAAGCAGATTCCTTCCCGGATATAGAAGGTATCGTAGCCAGATATTACGCTTCTGGTCTCACTAATGAACAGATGGCTGCCAATCCCGTATGGGTTGATAAGACGGGTAATGGACATGATTTACAAATGAAAAACTTCTCTTGGAAGGGGATGTCAGGGGTTGGAGGATATGTTGGTGATTTTTCTAAATGGGTGAATAATAGAGATACTACAGAAATAGGAATAACTAAAAGTAACTCGAAAGTCATTATTGATGTTAAAGTATTACAGGGTTCAGGAAAGAATATTGTGTTTATCAGTAAATCTAATTTAGGTATATCTAATAATGTCACCATTAAGATTACAAGTACTTACCCGGAAGGAGTTATGAAATTTGCCAATTCCGCTTCGAATAAGTATTTAAAGTTGCCTTCAAATGGAATAATAACATTACAAGATAACCCAGAATATACAAGTAATGAAATGCATCTTCATTTAGCAAGTGCGGATTTAGGTCAAATCACCATCGAACAACTACCTCTCTACCCCGGTGCACTTGTCTTTGACGGAGTAGACGATTATGGTGTCTGTGAGAACTTCCCTATTCTGACTAAAGAAAAGGGATATACGGTTGTGGCGTTGAGACAGTGGATTACAAGGGGAGAAAGAGCATTAGGATTAGTATCTAATGTAAAGAATTGGCTCAATAATGGTGCCTTCTTGTTAGAATATAGAAATATACAAGCCGATCATCTTAATAAGCCTATATCTTTTGGAGCAATAGGGAGTGAAATGGATTTACCACACATCCTTACTTATCAGACATCTAAAAGTTATAATGGTGTTTCGATTACAACTGGTAATTTTGAAGGAACAGATGTGCTACATGTTGGGAAATTAGCTCCAACTAATGTAGGAACTTGTATTAACGCTGCTATCTGGGAACTTGTATTTCTCGATCACGATGCCACCGAAGAAGAACTGACCAAGATCAAAGACTACTTCGTTAAAACCTATCCCTGGCTCTTCCCCGACCAGGCATGGACAGTCACCGGCAAGACCAACGAGGACGAAGATCGTGCTACTATTGCCAACATTACTGGTAATGGGAATGATCTTGTACTGTCGAATTTTGGGTTTGCAAAAGGGAGCGGATATGGGTTGTATGCTGAGAATTATTCTAATTCAAGATGGTTTATCGATAACAGTATTACGGCTACAAAAAAGAGTGATACATTTAATGTTACTTCTATCAATCAAGTTGCAGTTCAGATTCAATATATCGCAGAACTATCACAATCTCCCTACACCGTTCCTTCTTATACTATAAAAGTTACAGGTCTTACAGATGGTCAAACGGTTAATTATAGGGTATCGGGAGGCATTTCTTATCCTATAACACAAGATGGTATATATATATTACCTGGATTTGATTTCGCAGGCATGGGATCATGGTATGGATTTCAGTTCAATAAGGTACAAGAAACCTGTGACATCACCATCGAGCAAATCCCCGAATACGAAGGATACCTGGTTACTGATGGGGTGGATGATATAGCATCTTCCAATACTGTCGTTTACGAAGCAGATTTTACATTTATAGGTGAATGGAAATTCATTCAAAAAGATGATACTGTGGCTGGTATAAATAGTGCGTCTCATTTATATATACAAAATAGATACAATAGAGGTGCTACTGTAATGATAAATTCAACTTTTGAAAACAAGAAAAATATCACCGACTATATGACATTTAAAGCTATAACGTCTAAAGGTAAGGGTTATGATGAAAATTGGAATGAAGTTGATTTATTATACGGTGATGGAAATAAAGGAACATCTGGAGTAAATATCGGAGGACAAGGGAGCTCTGATTTTTGTCATATGATTTTTAAAAATATGGCTTTGTATATGAATAAGGTATTTACAAAAGACGACTGTATCAAAGCATATAACTATTTACAAACCCTAAAATCAAAGTAATATGAAATTTATTATCATACCAAAAGAAGTATATGATTCCGTATCTGAAGAAAAGAGACGTGAATTAGGAATAGGCAGCCCAAGAGCGAGCGTAGACGATTCTAAGGTTATTCTACACGTAGAGCACTATGATCGTCTATTTAAGTCTTTAGACATGCAGGCTGATGACGAACCTCAATACCCGTATCCGGTATATGACAGCCCTTCTTATGAGCTTGAATCTGTTCTTTCATCTAAAGAATGGGTGTCTGATGTTAATGACGAGCGTCTTTGATCTTGTTATGGTTGGGACAATTGCTATATTTGTAAAAAAGTTGAATAATTAAAGCGTGTGGTAGCGTTATCTACCATATAATCATCATGTTTCAGATAATAATCGGATGCGTTTTGGCTAATATCCTTACGATAGCAATCATCGGTTTAGCCCTGTATTTAGTGTATCTTGACATACTCCCATAGCTAAAGCAAATGGGATTCTTGGAT